AACATGGCTTAATGCTACAGCACATTTATCATGCTTTTGTGCAAGATCAGCATGTACAAAATAAGTTGTATCCTGGTTTGGTTTAAAACTAGGATCTATTCTTCTAAATGTATCAAGTGGGTTACGAATACTCAAAGACTTTTCTATCTTGTCCCGCGACTTGAAAAAGGCATCTGATGACACACTAGGCATACAAGCAAAGCGCATCATTGCATCTGCTGGATCTGTATAAAATGCAAGCTTAAAATCTTCAATACTTCTTGTGGGGTTTACTTCCCACGTTGGTCTTTTGAGTGCATAAACTCCAGGAAACTTATAGGATTCTATCCTGTCTTCTTCCCATTCAATATCAAAGGTGTTTCCTGGATCATCTTCTGGCAAAGCAGGATTAAGAACAAAGGTGTGCTTTTTAAATTCAGTTTCTTTATCAGCAACAACATCGTCGTATCTTTTAGAAATAAAGTCACCCTTGTAACGTGGGAATGAAAGAAGAACTACCTTTCCATAATCAGGAAATCTTGAATCAACTGAGCCACGGAAAGCCTTATAAATAGCCTCGCCCGTCTTTGCATTTTCATTACCACTACTTGATTCTTGGGCAAAACCAGAAATCTCATCAAGGACGGCAAGCATAAGGTTTAGACCCTCATGGCTCTCTCTTTCTGAGTGACCAGAATATACTGTGACGGCCTTGTCAAACTCAACATTGTCTACTTTAGCATCATACTTTCCAGCAAACCATGGAGACTTGTCAATCTTATTTTTAAAGCCCTTGAAGAATACATTCTTTGCCTGTTGTGCGTTCACAGCAATATTGATAATATCAATAGCGTCACCAGGGGGCTTACCAAAATATGCAGCAGGATCTTTTAAGCAAAGAAGCTTATAGACAAGATAAGCACAGCCCACAGTAGAAGTATGATCCTTACCTGATCCCTTGCCAAGTTGCAATATAACTTCTGACTTAGTATATTTCTTGTAGTGCTCACTACCCTCTTCCTTTCCCATAAATCTTTGCAGATCTTTTTCCTTGTATATCTGACTCATGCACTCTACGAGAACATACTGATAGTGAGACAGTTCTGGCTGACCCAAGAAGGCTGGAGACTTTACAAAGGTTTCTACATCTACTGGCTCTTCCTGAAATGGATTATCATCAAGAGCCTCTATAAAGTCAGAGAAATCAATTGTCAACTATAATCACTCCGTCAGTTGCTTCAGAAAGTTTTGACATAATTTCATTACGAATCTCTGGGTGTTTTCCAGCGATATCTTTAAGAATATTTATAAGTATTTCGTGCTTCTCTTCCATACGAGCAAGCTCTTCTGCCACCTCTTTATTATCAAGTAGCCCTGCACGATGAAGCATGTCAAGCCTCTTTGCCTCAATGTCTGCAATAAGTTTAATTGATGTTGTTTTAGCATTAAGATTTGCTGTTTGATCTGCTGTCTCAATTACCTCATAAGCCTTTTTGATTAAGCTAGAGTAATGTTGATCTGCACCAGCCAGGGCTTCTCTTGCTCTAGCATGAATAGCCTCATTGTTTGCGGCCATCTTGCGCCAGTCATTAAGGAGGGCCATGACGCGAGTACGAGGTATATCTAACTCTCTAGATATTTGTGCAGTATCTGTCCCCTTTAAGTATTCAGATGCAACCTTATTTACTTCATCAAGATGCTTGACTAGATCTATTTCTTTTGACACGCTTTCCTCGTTTCTTAGGCATTGCCTTCACACGCTCTGCATAGAAGGAACGCATACCACAGCCAACTCCCTTTTCTAGTTCGATGCAATCAATCCATGTCTTATTGTTTTTTGGATTGGTAACATGATGCTGGAACTTAAATTTAGTTCCCCAGACACCCTTTATTTTAATAATGTCCCCTTGATTTACAGTCTTGCCTTCTTCTGTAATAAAGGTTGTCTCACGAACAAAAGGATCATCAATCTGTACTTTCTTGCGTCGTCCCATCTTTACCTCCATTTACCCTTGCTGACTTTTGGTGTATCAATTTTAGCACAAGATATCCTGCCAAGTCAAGGATCGTGTCGTCACCTGGAAATTCTACACCTCTTTTAATCCTGCTAATTTTGTCGTCAATCTTTATATCTAATTGCTTTCCAGGGTCTACGTCTTTTGCAAAGACAGATATTGGATCTAAAGCTGAGTTTCCATAGCTAATATTTTTCTCCAGTAGTAGGGCACATATTTCAAGGCATTGAACCAGTATTTCTTTACCTGCTGGTGCTATTTTGCTCATATCAATAAGTTCGCTCATTGCTGCAATCATATGATCATCTTCTGTCATCGTCTACCCTTTCTTCCCATTTTTAATCCGAACTTGTTCAAGTATAGATAAATTGTTTGTACTGTGCAACCACATTCTGCTGCTATTTCTTCTGGTGTTTTTTTATCTTGTATGTAACGCTTATGCAACCAACTTTTATTAGTATAAAAAGATTTCTTATTCAAAGATAGCACCCCACTTATCACTTACATAAGATCCTATGCCAATGGCATCTGCAACATCATCGTCATCTACCTTTATATCATATCTTTTATTTACATAATCTATTGTCTTTTGTTTTCTCATTTCTCTTTGCTTACCCTTGTACCAGGAATTTGATTTGCCTGGATTCTTTTTTACAATCTCTTGCTTTTCAGCAGCACTTAAAAGTTTATTGCCAACGTAGTTCTGCCATTGCATAGGGCTGACATTTTTTACCGTTTTGATTCCAGCAACTTGCGCTGCTGCAATAATTGCTCCTTGCACCAACGACAATTGCATAGCGGTTTTTGGAGAATTGCTATAGATAGCCGATTCAAGAATAATAGCGTCTGATCGAAAAGCTTTGAAAAATGGGATTGCTTTTTTGCAGGCATCTCCTGCTTTATAAAGAGCATCTGTCCCAACAAATCTAATCTTGCCATACTTAATTAATCTCCCATCTTCAAACAATGAAAATGCTAACGAGTTTGTTGATGCATCTACTGCTATTATACTTCGTGGTTTAGATAGACTAGCTAACCCCCTACTCTTGTTTGTACTCAAAATATCCTTTCAACTCCTTTATAAAATTATTAAACTTTTTTTTATTAATTAGGCAGTTATCACACATTCCAACATCGTTATAAATACTTAAATATGTGCCGCAGCCTCCTGCACATTTTTTATCTCTTCCAACTCTTTTTCTTCTTTTTTCTATTTCATATCTTTCAAAGATTTTTTCTTTGCTTGCTTCTTGTCTACACTCAGGGCTGCAATATATCTGCTTAGAAGATTTTGCATAAAACTTTTTATCACACCAAGAACAAAAGGACATTAGAATTCTCCCTTTTCTTCCTTTCTTCTAGCAATCTTTATATCGCCCTTTGGAGCATCCTTACATGCTTGCTGAACAGGACAAGAGCCACAAGGAGTTTTGACGCTGTTATTTTTATATGGCACTTCTGGTAGCTTTTGATCTTTCCATGCTGCATATACCTCTTTCATCCAACCAAATAGGTAGTCAAGGAAGTCCACATGGCTTTGCGTTATGTTGATTGGTATAGCAAGAAGATCATGAGTATTTTTATTCTCATACATTACGATACCCTTTTTCTTCTTAAATATCTTCATGTAAATAAGAAGCTGAACAATGTGATATGTACTTGCCGTCATGCTTTTCTTGTGACGCTCAAAAGCATCGTGATTTGCTGTCTTAATTTCAACTAGGTACTCAGAATCCTGCCACTTAATAATGCTATCTAAAAAGCCAAAGATGGGTGGATCATCAAAGATTACCTTTTCCTCATTGCTAACCATAAGTCCTGCACCAGCAATAGCGTCTTGAATTCTCTTGTGTCTATCTGTACCGCTGTCCATATTGGCCTGAGATTTCCCCTCACGCTCTTCATAAAAGGTGTTTCCCTCAAATGCTAAATACCAGTAGCGTGGGCACTTACCGTGACCAAAAACGATTGTCGATGGAGAGAAGGTCTTCTTCTTAGTAAATTTTGGCTCATTATCTGCCACATATCCTTTATGAATGGCATCAATAAGATCTGAAAATTCATCATCAACATTGTCTGGCATATGTGTTTGCCATTCAATATCTGGAACTGCCTCTTTAATATCTCCCTTAACAATCTTAGATATTATATTCTTAGCCATGGTAAGTCCTAACTGTGTATTTTAGGGCATCCGATAACTTATCAAGTGCCTCTCTTGCTGAATAATAGATATTTTTCTTGGCCCGTTCATCTTTCTTGACATTGGCATACCAGGAAGCAAGCATGGCAAACTTAGCAGAGTAAGCCTGTATCTGAACAATAAGCCTTGCAGCCTTGTCTGGCGGAATATCTGGTTTAGCAATAAGCTTGGCAATTGCTATAAGTGCCTGAGTTATTTCCTCATCCTGCATATATTCTGATAAATCATTGAAGTCATTAATCTGATTTATGAGATCAATAGTATTGTCACTCATTATTCTCTCTTATCTCTCGTAACTCTTCGAACTCGTTCCACTCAATTATAGCAAGCCTTGTCTTCTTTGTCTCGCCAAGAACTAGCATTATGACGGGAGACTTATTTGGATCTACTCTAAGAGTATCTGTGACTACCTTGCCCCATACATCTTTATTGACAGAAAATGATTTACTATATTCTTTTACATCAACAACATATCTATCTAGGCTCCCGTCCCCCTTGACCATTCCACGACCAGAATTCTTGTGTGGCTTTGCACCAATGCGCTTTAGTTCTCCACGCTCGCTCATTAGTATCCTCTCTCCTTTGATATGCTGACGGTAGATACATGATCACAGTCTTTGCATTTCCAGGTTATTTCTAAAGAGGAAGCATAGAATCTAGAAGATGTTATTTCCCGTGAGCAACCTTGACACACAAAGCTGCCATGCATGACCTGATATTTATTCGATGATTTGGACAAGTTCTGCCACCTTATCTGGATTCTGGCGTAGCCATTCGACTACCTTTGCTCTACCCTGGAACCTTTCTCCAAGGACTGTGTACCACGCACCGCCCTTTTCTATGTGTCCTAGTTGCTCTGCAACATCCACAACCTCTGCAATGTTGTCTACGCCAACAAAGTCTCCAGAGAAGTAGAAGTCGTACATGCCACTCTCAAAGGCTTTACCTGTCTTGTTGTAGTCAATAGTCCAGGTAACCTGACGACCTATCTTGCTCTGTATGACTTTATCTCCTACTTCTATCTTGCCTTGGATAGCATTTTTCTCTGACTCACTTGACCAAAGTTTGACAACTGTACTAGAAAAGAACTTAACGGCATGTCCCCCTGTGGGCTGATGACTAACGAACATCTGACCAATATTATTGCGTTGCTGAGATATGAGGACTAGCAATGTTTGCTTAGTTTGATTGTTTGCATAGTTGAGCATCTTGACAGCGTTTGTCATATCCCGTGCTTCTGCACCGATCTGTTTGGTATTCTCTAACTGCTTTAGTTCGTCAGAGTCTTTCTCAAAATAGATAGCAGGAAGGAGGGCAGAGATAGAATCAACAACAATCATGTCCACACCAGCAGACATAAGTTGTGTAGCAACATCAACCATATCATTGATTGTCCTAGCAGGAGAATAGATAAGGCTTTCTGAATCTACCCCTAGTCTTTGTGCCCACTTAGGATCGTATGATTGCTCTGAGTCAATCCATGCACAGATCTTTCCTTCCTTTTGTGCCTGACCAATCATTTGCAAACAGAAAGATGACTTGCCAGCAGACTTGTTTCCCCAAATAAGAACCTGTCTGCCATAAGCAAGGCCACCATTTAGTTGCTTATTAAGTCCAACGCTGGGGGTCTTTTGCATAATAACTTCTATCTCTGATGCAGCAGACACCTTTTTTCTAAGCTTTGGATCTATCTGTGAAAGAACTTCTTCCATTGCCTCACTAATCATGCTAACACTCCATGCATTGCTGGACGCTCTCTATTCTTTTCCATCTTATCCACAACGGCTTTTGCCAAAGACTTATTTGTATATTGTGTCATTGAAAGAAATGCCCAGAAGTCAAGGACGCGAATAATAATGTCTGCCAACTCTTCTACCACAACATCGTCGCCCTTTTCCTTACGCATTGCCTCTAATACTTCTGACACCTCGCTATGAACCATAGCAAGTTGCTTTAGATAAAAGATGATATAGTCTGCTTC